CTTTTAATCGAGTTTAAAGAGTGTCATTGAGATAGCAGCTCTGAGCGAGCTGCTGAAGGGGGGAGTTATTTCGCCCAGCGATCTATAGCAACACCAGTACCTACACTCAGGTGTTCCATATGGTGGTAGTGATCGGAGAGCTCATCGCCTTTTTGAACCAAGGTCATATCGCAGTAGTAATTCCCTGTTCCATACACTGTCTGAACGAGTTGGGTAATAGAACTCTCAAGCTCTTTTTCTGCAGCGTCGGTCGTGGCGGTCTCAATGCTGTACACACAAGCCTTGTCGTCAAAAAAATCTTTACAAGCCGGGCGTGAGTGGAATTGTAATCGAGAAATTTGGCGACTACGGCAGCAATGAACCGATGGTCTTCATCAGGAAAGCTCGCTCTAGCCTCAAGCAAAACACGATGTTTACCGATTGTGATCCACTCAGAACGAAAACCATCAATTGGCATTTGAATCTCCTTATAAAATGAACATGAGCAGGCTTTATAAAGCCTTTAGGGCGCACTTTCGAGCCCCACCCCAAAGAACCGCAGTCAGATGGGTGCCCAGACGCCTCTGAGCCCTCTAGAGGCGAGTCGCTTTTCCAGGTGATTCAATGCAAGCTCCAGGATTGCTTCCTCTGCTTCAGGCTGCAGCTCGCCCTCAGTGTCCATTGGCAGGAAAGGCCGCCCGGGAATGTCTCCCCAGAGATGCGGGAAGTCTGACTTGTCACCGCCGAAGTGCATCATGGCGGCATAGGGCTTATTGCTGCCGACCAGGGCGGAGCTATCGGTCGCCCGAGTAGTGACCGAGGCAGCCAAACCTGCAGCGCTGACCTGCAGCATCTGACCAGGCCAGTTGCCGTGCTTGGCTCGGCGCTCCGTGGTTACGTCAGACAGGTCTTCCCAATCGGGGCGGCCTTCCTCGCTGAAGTTTTCCTCGGTCTGGCTGGCCAGCTCGGCGGCGATGCCGCGCATCAGTGGCGCCAGATCCCCTACGGCCCACTCAACCCGACGCAAGGCCGTCTGCAGACGTTGGTGATCCAGTTCGATGGTGAACATTCAAGCCTCCTAAGCGGCTGCCTGTTTGCGTTTCAGCATGTCGGCCAAGCCAGTACCTGGTGCATTGTTAAAGCCCGGGTCAGTGCGGAAGGTGATGGGCTTGCCCGCCGCATCGGTGGTGCGGATGCCAGTGACAGGCGCTGTGCGTACCTCGCCTGTGCGTTTGTCAATACCGGTTTCCACGGTCTCGGTGAACATGCGCCCATCGCTCGACACGATCTTCAGGCCTCTGCGTCTCACTGCGGCTTCGCTCAGAGCAACAACACGACAACGGCAGTTGAAGCCATTGGGCGGGTAGATCGCGGACCAGATCGGGTCATCGTGGCGGAACACCTGGCCGTGCAGCGCCCGATGACTGGGCCGGGTCTTGCCGTCCAGGATGGCCACGTACATCCAGTACGGATGGGTCTCGGTGGTTTGCTCCATCTCGGCCTTGCGCCCGGCCATGTAGGTGCTCTGCAGGTTGGTTTGATAGATGGTTTTGAGACGGCGCGGGCTGCCCAACTGGACTAACTCGCCGACGCCGTCACTGTCGACTATCACCTGTTTGCCCCACCAACCTTGCGATTCAAGCGTGGGCTGCAGGGCTGCAATGAATTGCTTGAGGGTCTGACCTTCCTGCAGGGCCGTCTCCAGCGCCCCACGAATGTCCGACAACAGATCGAGGCGCATCGCCTTCGCGACGGTGAAGGCTTGGTCATGTGCCTGATCCAGCATCTCCTGCCAATTCCAGGTGATCGCATAGCCCTTGGACTTCAGATAGGCCACAGCGTTTTTCGGCTCAAGGCCGAAGATTGCCTTGAGGTCGGCCGGGGTCGGGCTCTTCGTTGTGGTCGCCATCAGTCTTGCCGATCCGCGCTGGCATTCAAGCGGCCCCAGACGTCGGCCATGAACAGCAGGCGCGTGAGGTTCTCCTGCAGCGCCTGGTCATCCATGGTCGGATACGCTTCCGCCAGTAGGCCGAGTGCCTCGGTGTCGGTGCGAGCGCGCAACAGGGCATCGATCACAGAGGCAGTGACCTGTTCGCTCTGCTCCTGGAGCAACTCAGTGGGAAGGTTCGTAATGACCTGGTCAAGCGCAACTTGGTCGAGGATCGGCTTTAACGTCGGTTCAGCAAACTCCGACGATGCGGCAGGTTCTGGGGTGTCAGCTAGATCGCCGTCTTCCAGGTTGTAGGTGCGTTTCCAGTATGCGTCAGTGAAGCGCACGCCAGACTCGGTCAGCGACTTGTCGCGCTGGGCGAGGGTCTTGTCGATCTCTTCCTGTTCCCACAGCTCATACAACGGCGCGACGACATCCGTACCGAAGTTGAGATCGACGACCAAGCGAATGCAAGCGTTCAACGCCGAAGCCACAATGCCCGCGTCGCCGTCACGAATATCCTTGGTGACCTCGGCGCCAGCTTCGGCACTGGCCCGATTGCTTTCTTTCTCCGTGGTCTGGTTTTGCCCGAGCATCGCTACGTTGATCTCACTGCGGCAGTACTCCAGCAACTCACGATAAACCGTGGCGCTACCCGCCTTGCCGGAGGCCTCCTTGATTTCAACGCTGGAGTCATCCGGGATCGCCGCTACCGCGTCCTGGACCATCGCCTCCAGACTGTCGAGCAACAAGCCAGTTTCGGCGTCCGTGGCGCCGCGTGGGTGTTTACCAATTACCCAGGGACTGCCGTATTTCTCGGTGAACTGAACCCAGAATTTCAAGCCACCTTTCATGAACATGGCGGGCCAGAAACACATGCTGAGGTCGGGGAAACCGTAAGGGTTGGCATAGGTCGCATCCTGGCGGGCCATAACAAAGCGTTGCGGGTCGCACAGTTCACCGTCCTGGCCCGCGTCTTTCGAGCGAAAGCGCAACTCGTTGTCCTTGTCGTAGAAGAACCACTCGGCCGGTTTTCCAAGCAGATCTTCAGGCACCAGGTGCATGCCCAGTGGTTGCCACATTAACTCGACAGGCTGATAACCAAACAGCGGCGCATCGAGCAGCTCGCGGACGATACGGTCCAGATCCAGGTCCGTCAGCCAGTCACGGATAAAACGCTCTACCTTGATGGGCGCCTGGCCACGCTTGATGCCACGCTCCAGGGCCAGCACCGCAGCCTTGCGGCGGCGGATATTACCGCCGACCAATGCCGAGCTGCGCAGGTCACGGTAGACCGTAATGTCCTTGCCCTGGGCTTTGAGAATCGGGTCTGGGTTCGGCAGGTTCGCACCGCTGAAGCCGCCCGCGCTGGAACGACCGCGAGTTGCGACATGCTGTTCAAGCGTGGAGCTGCGCTTGGCCTCGGCAAAACTGACAAATTCAGTGGGGCTGACCCACAAGCCTCTCTTGTTCATGCGTACCCCTGGGTGATGCGGGTGCCCTGACGTGGGCGGCGGGATTTAACAGAGACTGGGCCGCTGGGGCCGTCGCTTGCGTTCAAGGCCAGGAAGCCCGCCCAAGTTCGGTCGGCGTGGCCTGTCGCGTCGGATTCAGCCACAAAGCGTGGGGCCCCAGTGGGACCGGCAACTTTCTGCAGTTTGTGCAAGTCGTTACGCAGTTCGGTGTCACCCAGGGGAATACGAATCTGCTTGTCCTGGAACACTTCCTTGCCACGTGTGGCCATGGTCAGCTTGCTGGCGGTGTTGAAAATCACCCCTTCGACCCGCATCGAGCCGTGCCGCCGCTTGGCATCTTCCACGGGCTTTTCACCCATGCCGGTTTGGTCCATGCAGCAACGCAACACCCGGTAACGGGCGAACACGTCATCGAGCAGGGCGTCTTGCTCCAGGAAGGACGCACGTTTACGGGTGATGATTTCCCGCGTCCAGTACACGTCGCCAACCTGTTCCAGCACCCAGATCACGTACAAGTCGTTGCGGATGCCGATATCGACACCCACAAAGCACGGCCCCCCGGTGTACAGCTCCGGCCGCCGGCCTGGTCATGCTCCACATCGTTGATCAGTTCATAGCTCAACCAGGCACTGGCTTCATCAAGCCACTGCAATTCAAACTCCTGCGCCCAGGCATCCTCATCATTGAGGGCGGCGCGCATCTGCTCGATGTCCCGAGGTAGGCCATCAGCAACAGCTGTGTGGATATCGACCGTATGCCGCGACCAGATATCGGCCAGCTTCTTGTCGGTCATCAGCTCATAGAACTTATTGCCCTTACCGTTCGGGGTGCTGGTGATGCGCAACTTCCAGCCGTTGGAGATCACAGGGAACAACGCCGTCCAGATTTTCCGACTGTCCTGGTGAAAGGCGAATTCGTCCAGGAATACATTGGCGCTAAACCCCCGTGCGGTATCGGGGTTGGCGGGCAAGGCGGTGATCTTCGAACCGCCCGGCAAGACCACGTCCAACATGGTGAAGCGTTCGCCGGAAGATCCTTTGAACTCGCCCTCGATCTCTTGCACCGCCAGGTTGTAAGCGCGGCAATGCTTCTTGACGCCTTCGTCCAT